ATGGAAAATGTAAAATCAGAAAGTTCACAAACGGAGGTAACAGATGAAAGTATTTAGTGAAACAATAGCCCCGTCAGGTAAAAAAAGAATATTATTTGGTTGTGGTCTTGAAGATATTAAAATTCTATATGGATTAGTTTCAAAAGCATACGCTTCTCTTCCAAGGATTAAGACAGAAGAAACTAATACTACTAGTTTAGTAAGCAGATTACATTCTATGCAGAATCAATTTAGTAGTTTTTTAAAAGAAATTGAACAAAAACCATCTAAAAAGAAAGATACAAATTGTCCTTATTGTGAAAGAATAGTAAGAGGTGAAAAAGCTCTTGAAAATCATATTAAACAAGTTCATTCAAAAGAAAATGAAAATACTTTGTGAATTACAATTCGGATCGCACGTTTACGGTACAAACACTCCTAATAGTGATTTAGACTTTAAAGGTATCTATATGGCTCCTGTCGAGGATATTATTTTTGGAAGAAATCACAATAGTATTGTTGAATGCAGTAAAGTTAAGAAAGGACTTGGAATCCGCAATACTAAGGATGATGTTGATAAAGAGTACAAAGAACTAAGAAAATTCGTCTCAGACGCTCTAGATGGCCAAACTTACGCCGTTGATATGCTTTATACTCCAAAAAAGTGGTGGACACAAACTTCTCCTGAATGGGAATTTATTGTCGCTAACCGAGATAAATTTCTCTCTAAAAAAGTTAATGCCTTTATTGGATACTGTAATCAACAAGCTAGTAAATATGGACTTAAAGGATCACGCCTTGGAACAGTCTTAGATACAGTTAAAATTCTTAAAACTTATCCTGAAACTAGTAGATTAGGAGAAAATCCTAAGTTACCAGAAAATGAATTTAGAAAGTATGTAATGTACGAACATAATCGAAACAATGAACGAGTAACTGAAGAAATGTTAGAAGTTTTAGGTAAAAAATTCTCTTTAAATACTCATATTAAACTTATTATTCCAACTTTAGAAAAATTTTGTAATGAATATGGTGAAAGGGCAATTTTGGCAATGAATAATTCGTCTATTGATTGGAAAGCTATAAGTCATAGTTATAGAAGTTGTTATCAACTTGCAGAACTTGCTACAAAGCATAGAATTAACTTTCCATTAGAGAAAGCACCTTATCTTACTAAAATTAAGATTGGTAAAGTCTCATGGCCTAAAAAAATACAAGATGAATTACCTAAATTAATGGAAAAATCTATTGAATTAATAAAATCTAGTAATTTACAAGAAGAACCAGATAGAGAATTTTGGGATAAATTTATTATTGATACTTATACTAAGTATATAAAGGAGCAATTATGAAATTAAAAGAAGTAGGTAAAATTTTAAGAGTTCATAGAGATACAATTAAACGTAAAATTAAATCTGGACAGTTAAAAGCTAAAATGGTTAATAGACACTGGGATATCACATCAAAAGATTTACAAGAATACTTAAATAAATATGATACCAACTCTCACTAGAAAAAAATTCTGGCAAGTAATACAGGCTTTTAAAAGAGACCCTGTCTATATTTCAAAAGATAGATATGTTACTATTAAAAGTGAAGATGGACTTATTCCAGTTTCAAGATATTCTTTTAATTTTCCTCAAGTTATAAATGGAGAAGTTGGGATATTGGGATTTAATAGATTAATATTAAAAAATGAAAGAAAAACTAATTAATTGGCTTATCAAATTTTTGAAAGTCGATACAAACAAAGTATCCGATGGTTTTCATACCTTCGAACAACTTTATGAACACAGAATCGAACTATGGATTGCTCTCTGTAAACAAGTAAAAAAGGAAAATTATTTTCCTGTATGGAAAACATATACACACTCTGATGGTACTACTTGGCCTGGTTGGTTTCTATTAGGTATGTATGATGTCAAAGGTTTACAAATGACTTACCATTTACCTGAAAAATACTGGAAACGACTTAAATCTATTCCAACTTTAAGAAAGGCTCCTGAATTTGATGGCCATACTTCGGATAATGTTATTAAACGACTACAAAAGTTATGAAAGTTTTGATACTTATTTTACTAGTTGCATTTTTACTTAGTATAAGAGAACATTAATTATGTCAGATAAAAAACAAAAAATAATACTTACAGTCGGTTTGCAGGGTTCTGGAAAGGACTTTTGGGCTAAGAAAATGATAGATGATAATCCTGGAGTATATAAACGAGTAAACAAAGACCTTTTAAGAGAGATGTTGGATAATAGTCATTGGTCCAAAAAGAATGAAGAATTTGTTAAAAAAGTAAGAGATTTTATTGTTGAGTTGTCACTTAAAGATGGTCATAATGTGATTGTTAGTGATACCAATTTTGATCCATCACATAAAGAAAGAATGGAACAAATTTCTTGGCAACTTGGAAAATTAATGGGATATGATTACCAAACAGAAGATACTATTAGAGATCCTATCGCGGATATTGAAATAAAAGATTTTACAGATGTACCGTTAACTGAATGTATTAGAAGAGATGCTTTAAGACCTAACTCTGTTGGAAAAAAGGTTATTCTTGATACTTACAAAAGATATTTAATGAAACCATTTAAACAACTTGAACAAAATAATAAATTACCAAAAGCAATTATATGCGACTTAGATGGAAGTCTATGTCTTAAAGGAGATCGTGATATTTATGATGAATCTAAAATTTATCTAGATATTATCAATCAACCAGTTCTTGAAATATTAAAAGGACTAGATTCTAAAACGACTATAATATTTTGTTCTGGTCGGACTGATAGTTGTTATGAACAAACTAAAAAATGGATAGACGATAATGTTTTAAGGAGTTTAAATAATCAAAGATATTTATTATTAATGCGTAAAACTGATGATAAACGTGGTGATGAAATAGTTAAAAAAGAAATCTATGATAATGAAATTAAAGGTAAATATTTTATAAAATTTATAATTGATGATCGAAAAAAAGTTAAAAGAATGTGGGTTAATGAGGGATTGTTTGTATTAGACGTAAATCAATTTGATGAGGAATATTAATATATGGCAAACAATAGATTATATTTAGTTTGTAGAGTTTGTGGTGATTTTTATTGTATAGGAAAATATTATCCAGATTGTGGCTGGTACAACCAAGGTGGAGATACATTATTTGGTTATAATGATTTCTTAGATAAACATGGAGACCATAGAAATGAACAAGGATTAGAATATCTGTACAACAATGAAGGTGGAGATATTTTTATGGTAGTTAGTGAATTAGATAAAAAAGTTAGACTTTACGACTTTAGAAACCATAAGATTGAACTTTACCCGCGATATAAGCTAAAATTAGATAAGACACTCTAGTTTAGTTTAAAGGTAGAACAGATATCTTTGGAATATCAAATCTGTGGTTCGATTCCCAGAATTAGAACTCGTTTGACTTAGTATCCCAGTATAACTTATTATTAAATTAGGTAGAATGAAACAAAAACAAAAAACTGTCGTTATGACAGAAGAATTTTTACCTAGTGAAAAACTTAAAAGAATAATTTATCAGTCTGATACTATGAAAATAATCACTGATAAACCATTTAGTGATAAAGATGAATTTGGATTTTTAAGAAACGACCTTCCAGATTACGCCAAATAGAGATTGAAATAGAGACAAGCAACTGTTTCTATGCCAAGAAAAAAAGAAGAACAAAAAGTAGTAATAAATTATCAACCTCATAAATATCAATATGGGATACATATTGATCCACATAGATATAGGGTTGTTTGTGCTGGCAGAAGATTTGGGAAAGCCATAAATTTAGTGGAAAGTATCGCAACAATTGATGGTTGGAAGACTATTGGTGATATTAAAGAAGGAGATTATGTTTTTAGTGAAAAAGGCAAACCTGTAAAGGTTTTAGCGTTAAGTCCTATTTATACTGATCATACTTGTTATACGGTTAAATTTTCTGATGGGTCTGAAGTTATTTGTGATGCTGGACATCTTTGGACTGTTAAAGAAAAAGATAATTCAAAATTTGTAGACTTAACTACCCAAGAAATAAAAGATAGTGAAAAAGTATTCTTAGTTCCAGGGTGCATTAACCCACATACTAAAGAAAATATTAAAAGTAGACAAATTATTGCAGTAGAACCTCATGAAACAGTCCCTGTTCGTTGTTTAGTTGTAGATAATCCTACTCATCTATTTTTAATTGGAAAATCATTAATTCCAACTCATAATTCTATTTTAGCGCGACAAGAAATAATCCGTAAAGCTTTAATGTGGACTCCTGATCAAAAAATAATATCTGGAGGTATAGCAAGAACTCCTAGATTTTGGATTCTTTCTCCAACTCTTAAACAAGGAAGGCAAAATCATTGGAATGAAATGAAGAAAGAAATTCCATTAGAATTAATTGCAAAAAGACAAGGAAAATGGAGAATCAATGAATCCGAATTAGAAACAGAACTTATCAACGGAGTTATTATTTCTATTAAGGGTTCAGATAACGCGGACGGGCTTCGTGGTGCAGGTCTTGCAGGAGTTGTTATGGACGAATGCGCTTTTGTAAAACCAGAAATATGGACACAGATTATTCAGCCAATGTTAATTGACACGGGAGGATGGGCATTATTTATTAGTACTCCTAACGGGACCCAAAATTGGTTTCATAATATTTATGATCAAGGCTTAGAAAATAGTAAAACTTATAGTCTTGAATGGAAATCTTGGCACTATACTTCTTATGATAATCCTACTTTTGATGAAGACCAATTATCCGATATAGACAAACAAAAAAAACTTTTGTCAGAGGAAGAATTTAAGCAGGAATGGATGGCAGACTTTGTTACCTTCAAAGACCTTATTTATAAAGATTTTGACTTTGAAAAACACGTAATCGAACCTTTTGATTTAGATCCTGGAAAGTATACTTTCTATCGTTCAATTGACTTTGGGTTCAAGCATCCGACTGGGTGTCTCTGGATTGCTGTTGATAAAGAAGATAAGTGGTATATTTTTGATGAATATCGACAAGCAGAAGTATCATCAGAACAAAATGCTGGAGTAATCAAATCTTTACATCCAGAATTTACTTATGAAGCCACTTTTGGAGATCCTTCTGCTGCTCAATTAATCGAAGATTACGATAGACTGGGTATATATATCACTCCAGCTTCTAAAATGATGAAAACTTCTTTGACACAATGGGTTAATATGGGGATAGGTAAAGTTACTGAAAAACTGAAACTTAAACCTAACAAAAATGGAGAAATGGTTCCTGATTTATATATATTTAATAATTGTGAACATTTAATTGAAGAATTGCAGGGTTATAGGTGGAAAGAGCAACCAGACTCTACTAAAGCTATCGCTGGTCAACCAGTAAAGATTAAAGATGATTTATGTTTAGACGGAAATTCAGAAATTTTAACCACTAAAGGATTAATTAAAATTAAAAATATAAAAATAGGTAATTACGTAGAAACTCCTTTTGGGTTTAAGAGAGTAGTTGCTCACCGATTAACTAATGAAAAAGCTAAAGTTTTAGAAGTAAAATTCAATAATGGAGAAAAAATAGTAGGTACTCTAAACCATAAAATATGGAAGAAAAATGATTTTGTTAGACTTGATTCTTTGAGATATGGTGACGTAATCAAAATATGTAAACTATCACAAATTCAAGATTCTGTTCCAATAATTGTAAAAGTGCTTGGCGCAGAAAATCTAAGCGAGATATTGAAAAGAGAACGTGTGTGGTGTGTTCAAAACTTTTTGAAGTTAATAAGTATAATAAAACCAAAACGTGTAGTAACAAGTGTACTAGAAGTTTGTTCAGTCAAACAATTAAAAAAAGAAATTCCGGTTTATAACATATCAGTTGAAGGAGGTGTGTATAATTGCTGTGGAAATATTCATAGTAATTGTGATCCTTTACGTTATGCTGCTATCTCGATAACTGAACCATTTTCTAAATCAGGAGATAATTATAATTTTCCAAAGGAGGAACTATTCCCGCAAGGAATGTACATTTAATATGCCAAAACTAGAAGTTCTCGCCAGAGAGCTAGAAACATTTACAGATAGAAAAGATTTAGCTAGAGTTATCGAGCACATAAGAAACGATGCTTATCCTATTGATGGAATAGTAAGAGAACTTATTGCTTTAAAAATGAAATACTTTGCCCAAAAGCTTAAAAGTGGTTATTATGAATTAAACAAGGAAACACAAAATGACAAATAAAATAAACATAGAAGATATTAAGTTGTATAAACGAGCCATTAATGCAGGACAATCAATTTGTTATGTCTGTGGAACAATTGACCCTGAATGTGGAATGGTTCCAATGGTAGGAGTTAATCTTGATCCAGAAGCTATTACAGACACTATTTGTCGTAAGTGTTATGACAAAGTTTGGAAAGAAGCTATAAAATCTGAATCAAAAATTGAAGATGTATGGGGGTTAGGAAAATAATGGCTATTGACGAAAAACAAATAATTGAAGCTTTCAAAAAAAATCGTCCTTATTTAATTGATATCGAACGATTAGTTAAGGAAGTCAAATTTGGAACAATTAATCTTTCTATTAGGGTTCATGAATCAAGGGTTACAGATATTGTTACTCAGATATTTCAAAAGGTAAGATACGAACTTGGTAAAGATGGAACGATGTCTCGATCTTCTGAAGATATACCTCTTACTAAAATAGATTTGGAGGACGATAAAACTTGACTTTAACTAGTAAAAAAACCTATAATTATAATAGAAAGGTAAATAGATAACTATACGCCCCCAGTTTTTGGGGGCTTTTTATTTTTAAACTAAAAATGATATCAAAAACAGGACGCCCAACGAACGAAGAACGAGAAAAAAAATTGAATGAAAAATATGAAAAGTATAAGGAATCCAAGGGTGAAAGCGATGATAAAGTAAGTATTGCACTAGGAGAACATTCACGAGCCGCTGAAGCAGTAATGCAAAAATTTAGTGAAGGATGGGATGATAAAGAAGCAATGTTGATTTGTAGGTTAAGAGATTCTGCTTCAACTTCAGCAAAAACTCATTCTGGAGTATTTGATCCACGTCTTTCAACTATTGTGTTTGAACGTGCTGCAAGGGTTATGTCTCAAAATCCTGTAGGTAAAGCTTTCGCTGTTTCTAGAAATGATATGGGTAAGAATCAATTTATGAATCTCTTGCTTAAGTACTACCAAAATAATGCAAATCAATGGCATTCTATGATTCTTAAGTCAAGAATGCTTGATCTTTATTCTTTGGTATATGGAACAATGTTTGCATTAGTTCCTTGGGTTGTTGACACAAAACGAAATTATATTGGTCCAGAAATGATCCCGCTTCCAATCCGTACATGTTTTCCTCAACCAGGAGCAACCTCAATTGAGGACTGTGATTGGTTTCAAGTTTCTTCAATGAAGAATTTTGATTGGTTGGAACGACAGTCTAAACTATCTCCTAAATGGAAAAACATAGATAAGCTTAAGATTAGTTTATTAGGTGATAAAGGATATGGCACTGGAGACTCTAAACCAGATGATCAAAGTTCGTATATAGAAAAAACTTGGTATGATGGTAACGTAAATAATAAAGACTCTGCTTTTCCAGAAGTTCAACTAAAAACTGAGTACAGACGTGATCGATGGATTACTTTTGCTCCTAAATATGAAAATTTAATCTTAAGAGACATTCCAAATCCTTACAATAATGGAGAACTTCCAATTGTTGCCAAATATGCTTTCCCTTTAATGGATTCTATTATAGGTCTTGGAGAATTCGAGCGTGGTAAGACATTGCAATATGCAATCAACTCACTAATTAATCTTTATTTAGATGGAGTTAAATACTCAATTTTCCCTCCGATTCAAATTGATCCTAATTCTGTTATTGCTTCTACTATTAAATGGGGACCAGGTGAAAAATGGTTAACTAAAAAACCAGGAATAGATATTAAACAACTTAGATTAAGTCCTGGTGGTCTTCAAACATTTAATTCAACTTATGGATTCTTAGTTTCGTCTTTGATGAATCAAGCTGGTACGAGTGAGGTAAACTCATCTGCAAATGTTGAAAGTTCATTAGGGAAAACTCCTCAAGCTTTAAGATTAATGTCTTCTAGAGAGACCGCTCGTGATGAATGGGATCGTACAATGATGGAAGACACCCTTAAATCAGTCTACAAAAAATGGATTGATATGATTGTTGCTAAACAAGAAAAAAGTGTTACGGTTAGGATATTTGGTGATGAAGCTAAACAAATAGCGAGGGATTATCCTGATGTCGCTCAATTTTTTGATAAAGATAACTACGGTGTTGCTAAGATTGGTAAGGAACAAATAAATACAACTTTTGATTATGAAATAGAAGCTGGGTCAACAATGAAGCCTAATTTAGAGGGTGACAATACTAATGTTAGTAATATTCTCGCATTAGTTCTTAAGAATCCCCAAATTATAAGTGCTATGCATCTTAAAGGTCAAGAAGTTGATTTAGGTGAACTATTTAAACGATGGATTAGTACTGGAGGAATAAAAGATTGGGATAAAATTATCACTCAATATGATCCAGAAGGTCAACAAGAAATGACTGAAAGACTTGCTATTGCTCAACTGAAAACTCAAATGAAAGTTCAACAAATAACTGATGAGTTTAAAAAGGCTGAACAGGCAAAAATGGAAGAACAAAAAGCTGCTGAAAGTGGA